AGTCATAAAGGTCAAAAATTGGCAGTGTTGTGGAGGATATTGCAGGGCTTTTGCTGTGGAGGTAGAAAATGGAACAGATTAAAACAGTAGAAGAAATAGAAGATATGTTTTTTATTGTGTTGTGTAAAATATGGAATATCAATCCGGAAGCAAAACAAACACAAAAAAGAATACGTTTTCCTTGGGAGACTGATATAAAAAATAAACAATCTGATAGTGCACCAACTTGGAAAAGGGAGGAAGATGTTTGTTTTATATATGAATTACCACAAGATGGCAGTTACAATGGATTAAGTGATATTTCCTATGAATTAGATAAACAAAAAAGGGATTTTATAGAAGTAGATGAACATACAGATATTCATACTGTACTTTTTGCAAACTATGGTCCAAATGCTTATGAATGTGCTAGAGATATTAGAGATGGTTTCAAAAGAGAAAGAATACGAGAATACCTGAAAAAATATCATTTTTTTGTTGTACCACCCATACCAGTAATCAAAAGAGTACCAGAACTAGTAAATGGGCAGTGGTGGAATAGAGTTGATGTGACAGTAACGTTTAATGAATATGTTAGAAGAGAAGAACCAATCAAATCCATAGAAAGTGTAACAGTAACAGCAATAGCAGTAATGAATAATGGAAAGGAGTTGAAAAAAAGTGTCAAATCTGAAATTAGATGACATTGTAAAAGTAATTATCAATTTATCTCCTAAAGCAGCAGTCAGAAAAGGATTTAATGTAGCATTAATTATAGGGGATAGTAATGTAATACCATTAGAGAAAAGAGTTGTTTTGTTTAGTGGATTAGAAGAAATGACAGAAGCAGGATTTACAGAAGATATGCCAGAATATCAAGCTGCACAGTTGTATTTTTCTGCAGAGAAAAAGCCAAGTCGTTTGGCGGTAGGCAGACGATATAAAATAAATGATGAATTAGAGGAAGTAGAAGAAATAGAAACAGAAAATGAAACAGAAACAATATTACAAGCGTTGCAGGCTTGCAGAGCAAAAAATACAGATTGGTATGCAGTAAGTTATTGTGGTGCAACAAAACAGGAAATATTAGATATTGCAAGCTATGTAGAAACGGCATATCCTTCTTGTGTGCAATTTTTTACAACAAATGATAGTGACACAATAGAAGGAATAGAGGGAAATGTATTTGAGATATTAAAACAAAAGAGCTATCGCAGAAGTATAGGACAGTATTCTCGAACACCATACGCTGTTGTTTCTATTATGGGCTATGCTATGGGAGCAAATACAGCAACGATAAATAGTGCTTATACACTCAAATTTAAAACAGAAGTAGGTGTGATACCAGATGATTTAACAAGCCAGCAGGTAACAAATTTAGTAAAAAATAATGGTAATTATTATGTCAGTCGTGGAAGCGATGACGCTTATAATATGTTTGAAAATGGTGTAATGTCGGATAGTACTTGGTTTGATGAGATATTGAATTTGGATATGCTTGCAAATAATATGCAGATGTCTATAATGGATTTGTTAAAAAGCAGACCTAAAATACCACAAACAGAAGCAGGCGTATTGTCTATTAAATTGGCAATTAAGTCTGATTTAGATAAGGCGGTAAGAATTGGATTTATTGCACCAGGTGTATGGAATGGTCCTGATATATTAGAATTATCACAAGGAGATACTATGCCAGAAGGATATATGATATTGTCAGAACCTATTTCAGAACAAAGTCAAGCAGATAGAGATGCAAGAATGGCACCACCTATTTATACACCTTTGAAATTGGCAGGTGCAGTACACGCTGTAGTGTTGCAGATTGATGTAAATAGGTAATATATAGCAATTTTTGTTGAATAGCGTATTATTCTATGTTATAATAAAAAAACACGGTGACCATAATGGGCAGTCAGCCTCCCTCCATATTGGAAGGAGGTGATGATTATGATGACTACATATGAGGCTTTATATCTTATGATAGCGTTTGCAACGCTAGTCGTTTTAATCCTTGACTTTAAGTCAAAAAAATAACTGCCCTATAGCCTTGGGGCAGTTATTTAGTCTAAACTAATAACACCAAAAGAGGCTGACCACCTAACACCTTCTGGGAAAAGGTGGTGGTCACCTTGTTTTAAATAGTATATCATTTTAAGTAAATTTTGTAAAGTATCTGTTAATAAGGCAGATGCTTTTTTTATTGTAAAGGAGTGAATAAAATGCACCATAGTACATATGCTTTTGAGGATTTATCAGTTACATTGTCCCATCCATCAGTAGGGCAATTTGTTTTTCAAGGTACAGGACTAGGTTCTATTACGTTTGCTATGGCAAATGACTCGTCTGCACATGATGTTGCTTCAGATGGCTCTGTTATGACATCAAAAATAAGGGCTGGAAATGGTACTGTTACCATATCAGTACAACAGACATCACAGGCAAATCAATTTTTAAGAAAAATGTTTAATTATTTATATACAGCTTCTTCTGCTGAATGGGCACAAATTTCTTTGATGGCAGAAAGTAAAGTAATGGGAGTAACGCATACAGCAACAAATATGTCATTTCAGAAAAAGCCTGATGGAGCGTATCAACAGACAGGACAACAAATTTCATGGGCATTTTTAGCTGGAGATTTGCAAGAATATTAAAAGGAGTGTTTTAGTATGAATGGAAATACAAAAACAATACAAGTAGAAGAAAGAACATTTCTCATTAGAAAAATGAATGCAAAATGTAGTTTGAAGCTGGCAAAAACGATATTAGCAAAGGCATTGCCAGCTTTTTCTATGTTCTTTGAAGAAAAGAAACAAAAACAAATAGAAATAGTAAAAGAAAATGAACTGTTTTTAGCAATACAAAATTGTCTTGATACATTAGAAGATAAAGATTTAGACAAAGTAATTGATACCTCTTTACAGCATTGCAGCGAAATACTTCCAGCAGGTACAGCAAATGTTTTAAATATAGATGGTACTTATGGTGTAACAGGAGTAGATACAGATGTGATATTGACATTGCGACTTGTTACAGAAGTATTAGTGTTTAATTATGAAGGTTTTTTCGACGTAAGCCTTTGGCGTTCCAAGTTCAGTCCAGTTGTGGATATGTTACAGCAAAATGTGAAAATGTAGAGGATATGTTGTATGCTCCTGTGTTGGCTGGATATTGGAAACAATGTCAAATTTGGGACGGGACATATACATTAGATGATTTGTTGGATATTACAGAGGTAATGATTGTAAAAAATGAAAATGAAAGACGAGAACAGGAACATATGGAGCAGGAAAGAGAGGTGAGAAAAAATGCCGGCTTCTGAATATATTAAGGAATATCTTGTATCACTTGGTATGCAGGATAATTTTACTGAAAAGTTAGGAGAAGCACTTGAAGAAGCAGATGAAGAAGTAGATAGTTTTGCAAAAGGATTTGCAAAAAAATTTGTAACTGCAGGTGCAGTAGTGGTTTCACTGATTGGAGCAACCAGTGTAGGAATTGCAAAATTTTTAAATCATATTACAAATGCAGAACAAGAAATAGCAGAATATGCGGAAGAAATAGGAAAAAGCCGAGAAGAAGCTTATCGTTTGAAAACAGCACTTGATGCTATGGGTGTATCTATGGAAGATATAGAAGCAAGCGAAGAATTGCAGGAACAGTTTAAAATACTGCAGGAAGACGCACAAAAAATACAAATACCAGATATGTCTACAGGGGCACAGCAAGTAAGTGAAATGAAAGTAGAATTTTTAAGGCTGAAACAAATCGGCATGCTTGCTCTTACATGGATAGGACATTATACTATGAAATATTTACATCAGCCTCTTGAAAAAGCAAAACAACTATTTGGTAGTTTGAATGATGTCATATTAAAAAATATTCCAAAATGGTCAAAAAGTATGGGCTTTTTTCTTTCCTCTATCATGCGTTTAGGGCTTACTATCATAAGAGGGGCAAAGGCAATATTTAACGCTATCAAAAAAATATTTGATATGATACCAAAAGAAATCAAAATTGTAACAGCATTGTTAGCTGCACTAGCATTATTTATTAGAGCAGGTCCTATAGGAAAATTGATGTTTATTATTACTGCTGCATTGCTTTTGTTAGAGGATTTTTTTGTTTATGTAGATGGTGGAGAAGCGTTACTTGGTAGGTTTTGGCAGAAGCTAATTGATATTTATAATACATTAAAAGACAGTGGAGCAATAGAAAAGTTTAAGCAGTCTTTTGTTGACGCTATGGAATATATCAGACAAGGTATATTAAATATAAAAGATTTTATAAAAGACCTTTTTAAGCAATTTTAAGACAGTGGTTCTATAGAGAAAATACAAAAATTATTTTCAAAATTAGGAGCGATATTGCTTTTAATAGTAGATATTTTAAAAAATGTAGGTAGAGCATTTTTAGATAGCTTTGGAGGAAAAGGCAAAACATTTTTAGAATGGATAGCATCTGTTGGATTACCTACATTACTAAATTTGTTAAATATTGCAGCAAGCACTATAAAGGGGATACTCATATTAGCAGATAAATTTAGTTCTTTAGAAGGTGTCATAAAAGGAATTGGTATGGCTTTTTTAGGCTGGAAAATAGGCAAAGGTGTCGCAAAAGAAATTGATAATATTAAAAATAAAATTGACAGCACGAAAGAAAAAATAATATCTGCTACAGAAAAAATGAATAACTTTTCTGATAGCTGGGAAAAAAGTAAAAATACTCCAAAAGATACTTCAAAAGACAGTAAGAAATGGAAAGAAATTTTATCAGAATACAAACAAGCTTCTTTAAAATATTTTTCTACTTTAAAACAAAAAGGCGTTGCTACTGTAAAAGGTATTGCAAACAAAGGGAAATCTGTTATAAAAAGTATTGCAAATTTTGGTAAAAAGGCAGTGAACATCGTTGCAAAATATGGTGTGCAAGCAGGAAAAGGAGCAATAAAAGCGGTGAAAAGTGCAGGTACTATGATAGCAAAAGGAGTAAGTTCTGCGATTAGCTTTTTCACCTCTCCTATAGGATTGATTGTATTAGCTGTCGCTGCACTGATTACCATAGCAATACTTGTCATTAAAAACTGGGACAAAGTAAAGGCATTTTTTATTGCTTTTGGAAATAAAGTAAAAGAGGTTATGACAGCAGCAGTTGATTTTATACTGCAAAAATGGAATACTTTTAAAGAGAAGTTTGCAAATTCAGACAGTTTTTTTGGCAGAGTAATGCAAGCGATTGCTACCATCATTGAAACCTATGTAGGTATTTATATAGATTTTTTTAAAATGTTATGGGAAAATATCAAATTAATTTTTTCAGTAATAAAAAGTTTGATACAAGGAGATTTTGAAGGAGCATATCAAGGTGTTGTAGCGATATGGAATAATATTGTTGCATTTTTTAAAAATCTCATTACAAAAGTAGTTGCTGCAATTAAACAAGTATTTTCTCCTATTGTAAACTGGTTTCAGAATAAAGTAAATGAAATTAAAAATAAATTTGCAAGTATACCACAACACATCAAACAAAAGTTTACAGAAGCTGTAAATAACATTAAAAATGTTTTTGAACCTATTATAGGCTGGTTTGAAGCAAAAGTTGCAAAAATAAAAGATACTTTTAGTGGTATTGGAGAAAAAATAGGTAGTGTAAAAAATTTTGTATTTGGTGGAAGTAGTGAAAATGGTTATGCAGAAGGAGGACTTGTGACACAACACCAAGTAGCAGAAATTGCAGAAGGAAATCAGCCAGAATTGATAGTACCATTAACTAAAAAAGATAGAGCAAAACAACTTTTACAAAGAGGTGCAGATTATTTAGGGCTTTCCAGATTTCAGCCAAAGCAGTTACAAAAGGGATTTATGGAACAAGCAGCGAACAACATGGCAAAGTTACAAACAGGTTTGACAGCGACGACATATCAAACAACAAATCAAAACGTATCTAATCAATATTTTATTGATATGACATCAAAATATACCATACATGATACATCAGGAAAGCCACAATCTACAGCAAAAGCGGTTGATAGAACCGTTCAGAAAAGAATAAGAAATTTGCAGGGAGCATTATAAAATAAATTGACAATATGGAATATATCCCATATAATAAAAATGAAAGCTATGTTTTTAATAGAGGAATGAAAACAAATGAAGGAATTTGAAATTGTATTATATCAAAAAGAAGATGGTAAAATACCTATAAGTGAATTTATTAATTCTTTAGATAAAAAAATGCAAGCAAAAGTAATTCGTTCTATTGGATTATTAAAGAAAAATGGATATGAATTGAGAGAACCTTATACAAAGGTATTACAAGATGGTATTTTAGAACTTCGTATACAACAAAAAAATGATATTACAAGGATATTGTATTTTTTTATGATAGAAAGAAAAATTGTATTAACGAATGGTTTTGTAAAGAAAACACAGAAAACACCACAAAAAGAAATAGAACTTGCGAAAAAATATCGAGAGGATTATATAAAAAGAATATAGGAGGGATTTTTATGTATGATGATTTTGATAGATTATTGGAAGAACATATGAAAGACCTAGAATTTAAAAAAGAATATGAAGCATTAGAAACAGAGTTTAATATTATTCAAGCAATTATTGACGCTAGAAAGGCAAATAATTTGACACAAAAACAACTTGCTGAAAGAACAGGAATTGACCAAGCAGATATTAGTAAATTAGAAACAGGAAATAGTAATCCAACATTACAATTATTAGAACGTCTTGCAGAAGGAATGAATATGGTACTTAAATTAGAATTTGTTCCAAAACAAAATTTATAACATCTACTTTTATTAGTAGGTGTTTTTTTATTATATAGAAAGGAGTAGAATATGGCTTCTTATGGAATGTCACCTTTTACAGAAGAAAACATACCTCAGTTAGTAGGAATTAAAACAAACATAGAAAGATATTTTTTTGACGCTTTTTTAAAAGTAGACCACACAAGCAAACTTACTATAACAAGTCACCCTGTAGAAGAAGGAGCAAATATAGCAGACCACGCCTATTTAGAACCACAAACGATTACAATGGAAATAGGTATGAGTGACACTTGTGTCAGTTATATAGCTGGGCAATTTCAGCAAAAATATACACGTTCTGTAAGTGCTTATGATACTCTTTTGAAGTTACAGGCAGAAAGAAAACCTTTGACAGTACATACAAGATTAAAAACATACTATAATATGTTAATTGAAAATATCACAGCACCAGACGATTATACCACATTGTTTGGTTTAAGGGTAACAGTCACATTGACAGAAATTATTACAGCAAAAACACAAACTGTTGTCATTGAAAATAAAACAAGTGCAGAACCTCAAAAAACAGGTACAACAAAAAAAGGAACAGTACAATCTATAACAAAAAAGAATATTCCTCAACCAGTGCAGAAGAAAGTAGAAGAAAAAATAGTAAATAAGTCAGCTCTAGAAAGAATGACTCCAGATGGTGCATTTAAAGATTTTTTACATGGTCATTAAATATTGTAATCCTTTTAAAAATGTGATATATTTTTAATATTATTTGAAAGAGGGGATTTAATAATGAAAGAGTATTTAAAAGGACTTACAACAGGTATTGTGATTGGTGTAGTAGGATTAACAACAGTATTTGCAGCAGGAAGCATTAAAACAGCTACATTCAATGAAAATCAAGTAATCTATAACGGGCAAACATTGTCACTTTCACAACCTATGGTTTCAGTTGTAAAAGAGGGAGAAAAGAACGCTAGTAATTATATGCCAGTAAGGGCTGTGTTAGAAGCTATGGGATACACAGTCGATTGGGATAGTTCAAAAAATGCTGTTGTGATAAATGGTAATGGAAATAAAAATACAACAATACTTGACCCAGAAATGGAAAAAGAAGTTGAAGAATTTGTAAAAATGGCAGATGAAGCTATAAAAACAAATATGCCAGAAGTAGCACAAGCATTGGAACAAATAAAAAAGGAACCAGAGTATGAAATGCTAAAAGAAACATTTGGTAGATTAGACCCTATTACTTTAATCATAATATCTGGAGAAGATTATCAAGGTTGGTTGCAAGGAAAAGAAAGTTTGTTTGAAGGATTGTGGGAAACATTAGCACAATACTAAATAAAAAGACACCGAAAGGTGTTTTTTTATTACTTTAAAACGAAAAGAAGGTGAAGATATGGAAGACTACAACTACTGTATGATACCACTTACAACAGAACCTAATCAACAAATGCAAGTAAAGGTACCTATTGACAACAAAAATATTTCTTTTTTATGTACCATACGATACAACAGTGTAGGGGAATATTGGAACATAGATATTGCAGATGGTAATACAGGTGAAGTGATACTTTCTGGAATACCTTTATTGGCAAGTGAGTATCCAGCAGCGAATGTTTTGGAGCAATACAGTTATTTGCATATTGGTGCTATGTATGTAGTGAAAGTAAATGCTTCTATCAAACAAGAAAACCCAGATGTCACAAATTTGGGGACAGATTTTGTATTGATATGGGGGGATAGTGTTGAGTGAATTTGGAGAAAATGTACTTTTTGGCAGAAAATACAGAGTAATTGTCAGTGATATAAATGGTATTGGTATAGATGTATCTACATTGCGATGTACCTTCCAAATAGAAAAATCATTATCAGAAACACCAAATTATGCAGAAATTGTGTTATATAATCTATCTGCACAAACAGAAAACAGCATTATAAAAGAAGGAGCAAAGGTCATATTGGAGGCAGGGTATCAAAATCCACAGTATGGCCTTATTTTTTCGGGAGATATTGTACAGCCATTGAGAGGAAAAGAGGACAATACAACATATACATTAACATTAGTGTCACAAGATGGTGATTTGTTTTATAACAAAGGTATTATAAATGCTTCTTTTAGAGCAGGGCAAACACAAAGAGATGTTTTAGAAAATATAGCAAAGCAGTCAACAAATGCTTTAGAAATAGGACAGCTTTCTGATAATTTAACTCCAACAGCATTACCAAGAGGAAAAGCACTTTTTGGATTAACAAGAGATTATTTTAGACAAATAGCAAAAAGTGAGCAAGCAGCATTTTATATCAATAACAATAAAATTGACTTTGTAAAAGCAATGGATTTGCCAACAAATGAAATCATAAAATTAAATGGCAAAAGCGGTTTGATTGGTATGCCAGAACAAACAGAAGAAGGCATACAAGCAACTTGTCTTTTAAATCCACTATTGGATTTGAATAAAATGGTTGCGATAGATTTGTCTTCTATACAAAGACAAAAAGCAGATAGAAACAATGAATTAAAAAATATAGAAGGTTCTGGTGTGTTCAAAATCATTAAAATAGTACATAAGGGAGATATCAGAGGAGATGAATGGTATACAGAGTTTACAGCAGTCGCACAAACTGGAGCAGTTCCCGTAACAGGAGATTGTATGAGATAGGAGAAAAGATATGAATATTAGTGAATGGATAGGCAATGAGGAAGAAGCACTAAAAGTAATGACAGAAAACTATATTCAAAATGCAAGAGTAGCAATTCCTGCAATCATTGTACAATTTGACCCACAAAAACAAACAGCGTCAGTACAGCCAGCGATTAAAGATACATTACAAGGACAATCTGTAGCATTACCAGAACTTTCTGATGTACCTGTACAATTTCCAAGAGCAGGAGGATATAGCATAACGTTTCCAGTAAAAGCAGGAGATGAATGTTTGCTTGTGTTTTCTGATATGTGTATAGATGGCTGGTGGCAGTCTGGAGGAATACAAAATCAAGCAGAAAAAAGGCGACACGATTTATCAGACGCTTGTGCCATATTAGGTATTACAAGTGTACCAAAAGCATTAAAAAATGTTTGTATGGAAGGGGTACAAATTAGAAATGATAGTGGTACAGATTATATACAAATATCAGAACAAGGCATATTGTTAAAGTCTAAAAATATTAGAATAGAAGGAATAACAGATATTGTTGGAGTAACTACAATAAATGGCAGTCACATTGGTACAGATGGTACATCAACTATAAAAGGTAATGTCAATATTACTGGAGATGCAGTAATAGGAGGTATTTCATTTGCAGGTCATACACATGGTGGAGTAGAAACAGGTGGAAGCAGTACACAAACTCCAAAATAAGGAGAGATTTTTTTGCAATACAGAATATTAGATGAAAATGGAGATTATACATTAGGGCAAAATAGTATGAAACAAAACAAAGAAGCAGTAGCACAAGCAATTAAAACGAGATTAGGCTTGCTTTATGGACAATGGTGGGAGAATACAGAGGACGGATTACCACTATTTGAAAAAATATTAGGTGCATATGGAGATAACAAAGAAATGATAGATATATTGATTTCAGAAAGAATTGCACAAACAAAAGATGTCAAAGAAATCAAAAGTTATACTAGTACATTTCAAAACCGTGTGTATACTGCAAAATGTGTTGTAGAAACAGTGTATGGTACTGTTTCTATAGAAATTTAAAATGCAGTGGGAGGTGTTTATTTTGTGAGTTATTTTAAGCCTTATATAGATGAAAAAGGAATACATATACCAAGATATACAGATATTGTAGAGGACTTAGTGGAGAACGCTAAGTCTATTTTTGGCTCTGATGTTTATTTAGAAAATGATAGTCAAGATTATGAAATCATATCAGCACAAGCGTCAAAAATATATGATGCTATGGAATTATTACAGAATATATATGAAAATAGAAGCCCTAAAACAGCAATAGGCTCTGCATTAGATAGTATTATTAAAATAAATGGTATGAAAAGAAAAGTCAAAACAAAAAGCACTTGTGACATATTAATAACAGGAATACCAAAAACACAAATAGTATATGGTATTGCAGAAGATATACAAGGAATAAAATGGGATTTACCAGAAAAAGTAATGATACCAGAAAGTGGAAGTATAAAAGTAACAGCTACTTGCCAAGAGTTCGACCACACTGCAGCAGCAAATGAAATATGTAAAATAGGTACGCCAACAGCAGGCTGGGAAAGTGTGATAAATGAACACGACGCTATAAAAGGACAAGTATTCGAAACAGATGGAAATTTGAGGGCAAGACAAAATATAAGCACTTGTAAACCTTCTAAAACGGTATTAGAAGGAACAATAGGCGGTATTGCTGAAATTAGTGGTGTAATAAGACAAAGAGTATATGAAAATTTTGATAGTGTGCCAGATGAAAATGGTATACCAGGACATAGTATTGCTGCTGTAGTAGAAGGTGGAGATAATAAAGAAATTGCAGAGGAAATTTATTTGAAAAAAACACCAGGTACTGGAACATATGGTACAGAAAAAATAGCGGTTACAATACTTGATTGTTATGGAAAAGAAGAAGAAAGCATAATTTCATTTTTTAGACCAGTGTATAAAGATATTTTTGTAACAGTAAAAATAAAAGCGTTATATGGTTATACAGTGGAATTAGGAGAAAAAATAAAACAAAATATAGCAGAATATTTGAATGGATTAAGAATAGGTGATGATTTATCTATTTCGGCAATATGGGGTGTTGCATTGTATGCTATGCAAGATTTAAAAACACCTTCTTTTTCTATTACAGAAGTAAAAGCTGGTACAGAAAGTGAAAATCAAAAAGCAGAGGATATCGAAATATTGTTTCAAGAAGTCACAAGAGGAAATGCAGAAAATGTTGAAATTATTGTGCTGTAGGTAGGCGGTGAGTAAATACTGATATGGAAAATAAAAAGTATTTAGATTTGATTGTGCCAGAACATAGAAAACCAAAGTTATTACAATGGCTAAGTTGTCTTTTGGAAAAAATAGAAGATATAGAAAAATGTGCAGAAAGTATTAATATTTGTTTTGATTTGGATATAGCACAAGGAAAACAGCTTGATATACTTGGTGAATTGGTAGGTAGACAAAGAGAATTAACATTTCAGCCACAAGAAAATGTTAGTTCGATATTAGAAGATAGTATTTATAGAACAGTTATTCGAGCTAAAATAGGTATCAATCATTGGAATGGTACTATTCCAAGTATTTATGTATTGTGGAAAAATTTGTTTCCTAATTATAAATTACATATCAAAGATAATCAAGATATGTCTATGGATGTTATAGTAGTGGGAGACTTGACAAGTTTAGAGAAAAATTTAGTACATTATGGCTATATTGTGCCTCGTCCAGAAGGAGTAAAACAGAATACAACAACAGCATCTGAGTTGCCACTGCCAGAAAAAACATTGTATGTAGGTGGTACAGTATTTAGACCTATATCAGAAACAACACTAACAGAAATAGAATACAACTATCAATTTAAAACAACAGTATATATAGGTGGCACATTTCAAAATATTATGGAAACGACATTGCCAGAATTGGAATTTAAAACAAGTGCAGTAATGAATGTGGTGGCAGATTGGTGTGAT